CAATAGAATCCACCTTGAGCCAGGATCGTGATACCGGAAGGACTCAAACCGCCAGAGACAGCCGCATTACCTAAACCTAGGTAACCTGCGCAGAGAATGTAGCCTTTTTCAAGGTACAAACCTTCAGACTTACCCAGCTCAATCGGAGCGGCTAAAGCGGTATTACCTACTTGAGGTGTAGGGGCGTTGGTGGCTAAAAGTTGGACACTTTGAGGGTAACCAACAGTTGAGCCACTCAGACCGACCTCAACTCGACCGATCATCAGAGCGGAAGAAGTTGAAGGAGCTGCCTGGTTAGGCATGTAGACATAAAAACCGATATCTACGGTTCGCCTACCGCTGTTATCTGGATAGTCTTCGTTCGAGACGATTGCGATATCCTCGACTAAAGCAGCGTCCTCAGAAGGGAGGTCACCCACGCGGACAAGTTGAACCAAATCGGTGAGATTTGGGTTCGTAGGATCCGCAACGGGAGTCGCGCTGGTAATACGTGCGCCCCGTAGAAAAGGACGGTCGATCAGGCACGGCTGTTTGTTGGTCGATGTAGAGCTTATGATTCTAAACGCCCTAATGTGCTAGATTAGGGTCGCCCTCAACAACTGCACTCATCTTAGCGTGAACTCCATCGAACTAACATGCGCGTTTTGTGCCGCGATATTCGATAGATCCTTAGTTGAGCACAACCGAAGAGTTAAAAAGTTAGGAGAAGATTACACAGTAAGATGTAAAAATTGCAAAGGAGCGAAACACGGTTATCACAAGAGTTCAGAATACAGCTCGTGGAACGCCATGAAAAATAGGTGCGATAATATCTCATTTAAACATTATGATCGGTATGGGGGAAGGGGTATAAGTTATGACCCTCGATGGAAAAATTTCTCTATATTTTTAGAAGAGATGGGGACAAAACCTTCGCTTGAATATCAGTTAGAGCGTATAGATAACGATAAAAATTACTGTAAAAACAACTGTATTTGGGTGACTCGAAAAGAACAGACTAGAAATAGGGGCGGTGAGAGGGCTACGAGGCTATACACATACGACGGAAAAACTATGTGTATTAAGGACTGGGCGGATTATGTAGGCATATCGCCTTCCGCTATGCAAAAACGTCTTAATAACGGATGGCCCCTAGAAAAAGCATTTTCGTCAGAAAAACACGATAAACCGGATTTATACACGTACGAGGGTAAAACTATGTCACTTAAAGAATGGTCTGAATATTTAGGAGTAAAAAAAGTAACATTAGACGGAAGATTACGAGCGAACTATCCTTTAGACAGAGTATTTACAAGCGAGAAGTTTAATAGATGGACAGCTAAGTAAAAAAAAGGAGAGGTTTACCCTCTCCTATTTTTATTGTGTACGGTTGAAGATCTAGCTACGTGTCGGGTCCACGGTGGCCGACTCCCGTTCTTTAGGCTCAAATTTGGCTTGAGTTTCAGAGAACAACCGATCCAGTATCCGTTCCAAGGTGGTGTCCTCTTTCTGACCAAAGTAATCTGAAAGAGAACGAGTGGCCATACCCGGAGGCGCTGGATCCATTCCCTTAACGCTACGGATTACATTTCCAATTCCCTCAGCAATCGAGCCGATTCCCAGAGCCAATTCCCCGAAAGACTGCCCTGGTTTAGCAGGACTAGGCGCCATAACCTGACGCCCATAACCGGGTACGTCCTTAGGAAACGAAAAATCGATCCCGAGATCTACATTCGGACTACCCGTCCAAACACTAGACCCAAAGGGGTTCAAGGAGTTGTCAGCCATCGGAGTCAGCGATACATGTTGATGGGTGGCTGCCCGATATAAGCGGCAGACCGAGGGGCCATAAACTGACGAAGATCATCAGTCCCTTGACGCTGCCCGGCGGGATCTTCCATTCCCATTTTAATCGAGCCTTCTACTAGTTTATTCACATTTGTACCGGCTTCAGACGTAATTTCAGTCTGTTTTACCACGGGCATTTGCTGACTAGGCATCGTGCGGCGCTGTTCCATCAGACGATAGGCCAACACTGGGTTAGCTTTAGCCCATTGCTCGAAAGCAGCGTCGGTCTCAATACCGAAAGCAGTCGGAGCGCCCATACCTCGCAGAGCGGCAATCGAAGCTTCAGGTTGACCTGCCCTCGTAGCTGCAGCTCGTTCTACGGCGTACATACCACGAGCACCAGACCCTAAGCGACCGGCACCTTGGGCTTGAGCGTTAGCAGCAGCTTGACGATAATTCGACTCACCGTCATTAGTGCGGATAACTACCTGCCCTGCGCCCATCATGCCGGGCTGAGTCATGCCGCGCATCGCGGGTTCCATCGCTTCCGGAGCCGGGGGGTTAGCGGTGTTCGGAAGGTTCGGAGTTCCTAAAGGAGCAGGAATCTGAGCCGCAGGGTTGCCGCCGGTAACTGCGGGAATCTTGGCACCGACTTCAGGATTCGCCGTGGTTGGACCCATGGGAGATTCCGGACTGAGCTGACTCCGGACTAAACCAGGCATTGCTTGCTCTGATTCCTCCGCTGTCGGACCTTGATCTTGTCGCTCACTTTCGCCGGTCATATTAAGGAGTGCGCCGAGACCTCCCACACCGGCTAAACCAGCGGCAGCTTTATAAAAGTTGGAAAGATCAGCTTGACGGGTACCTCCAACAGCATTACGTGTACCCATGGCCGTTACAGCGTCGCCTCCCATGAGAGGGCGGCTAGCAAAAGAGGTTAAAGCAGACTCTTGATCGGGAGTCATTGCTCCACCACGGGTGATATCTTCTACCCGAACTCGTTCGATGATCGGGTCAGTAACCTCGCCACCGGAAGAACGAATTAAAGAACCAGGAACTTCACTGCCGGGGCGAGATAAACCACCAGGAATACCACTCGCTCCACCTTTTGTTGCTAAAGAAGAACCCTGCCGAACTAAAGCACCGGGCTCGCCATACTCCAGAGCGCGTAAGTAGTCGATGCCACGAGGGCCTACGAGATTGTCAAAAATTTCAGCAGTAGGAATGCCATAGGCATCGCTGGCTTTATTGGAAATATCCAGAATCGACCGATAAGTTCCCGGGTCAGTCGACAAAAGCTGTTGCGCTGCCTGGGATTGGGGAACCCACGCTGGTACAGGTGCTTGGGGGGAGCTAGGGACTAACGCGCTTGAACGCCCCATAATTGTTGTGCCCGGAGTAGAAAGCGCCTCCCGAATTGGGAGCGGCATCTGGCCGGGTGCCTGAGGAACACCGGGACCGCGGCGAGGACCGACGGGAGTAGCCTGAGGAGCTTGGGGATATTGAGCCTGACGAGGGATACTGCCTGCAGGAACTTCGCGAGGACCAGGAAGTTGTTTTTGGAATCGCCCCGTGGCGGGATTCGGAGGAACATTAATCCGGGGCTGAACCGGAACAGGGCCGCCCTTCTTAACAAAGGACTCAAAGAAGGCACGGACAACAGGCTCAAGTGTCTGTAACTCGCGCATTCCCTGGCGCCCAGCCCCGACTAAATCTCCTAAAAGCCCAGCCATTAGAGTGCTCTACTTTATGTGTATGTTAGCGCCAATTTGCGTAGAAAAACAGACGATCAGCTCGTGACACATCAGGAGGACCAGGAATAGCTTGGATGAATTCGCCCCCACTCCGTTCAAATCGATAACGAGCAGCAACAGGATCCCTATAGTTTGGTACATAGAGCATATGCGCTAACCTATCGGTCTCGTATAGAAAATTCTCTCTCCAGATACGTGCAGTTTCTCGTTTGTCTTGAATGTTAATAGAACGGCTGACATCACCTAGAATAGTTTCTTGACGACTGGTTGCACGCCCAGTAGCAAGCTCTGTTAATCTCTCAGCATCTGCACAGCGCTCTAGCTGCTCAACTATTTTGTCATAGTAGAACTCGCTGGGGATGCTATTACACGCTTCCATTAACCTGGCGTAATCGCCAGCGGGAACTGTAGCAATATTATAACCTAGGAAATACGCAGTACGACTAAAATTAAAATCATCAAGTCTGTACCCGAAGACCTGAGCCGGATTACGTGTTAGCTGATTAACCGCAGCATAAATTACTTCGCGTTTTGTAGCATCTGTAGTATTAGGTTGAAATACTACACCTTGCTGCGCAAGATAACTTTGCAGCTGCTCAAGTTCTTGTTGAGTAAACTGCGCCATACGTAAACCAACCCGTCATATATCTAATCTTACCGAACTTGCGTTATTTAGATAGAACTAATTTACTCGACGTAAATCGAGTCATCAGCCAGAACTTCATCCCAATCGACCCTTTTAATCGAACGCAACTGATCCAATTTCGTAAAACGCTCACCAGGCAACGATTGTTTAAGCTCGTAAATCTCAGTCGCGGTCTTCAGGCCGACACCTTTAAGAATCTGAGTCAACATCTGAGGCGTGGCGTTGTTCAGATTAATCCGATTCAACGCCGGAACTTCGGAACGAACAATCTGCCTACCACGGCGCTGCTTAACGGGTTTTGCCCCCTCCTCAGGCTCTTTAACGGACTCAGTGAGCTGCTCTTTGTAAGCGAAAAATACTTTACCCGTCGTTTGAGACCGAACCATATGGTACTCACCGTCGTCGTGAGTACTCAAGAGATCTACTTTGACACCGCTGGGTTTGTAGGTGTACTCCTTCATTTGAGTGGCAGTCATCATGTAGCCATAATCTAAGATAGTTTACCCAAGATAGACTGAAAAAAGCCAGTCGTACCCTCCAAATGCCGAACCCCACTAAATTTCGTTTAGCAGGACAGGCGATTCCTGTACTTAATACGCTATTGGATGCGGCGAACGTCGGATACGAATTGGTGAATCCAAATGAACCGCGTAGGGGACAGCGGTTACTAAACGCAGCTGTCGTGGGACTCGGAAATGCAGGCATAGGGGGTCTGACAATGGGTGCAGACGGTCTTCCTCAGTTACTTGGAGCATTTGGCGTTAAATCTCCTGTTCAGAACGTTAACCCTGACGCTCAACTACGACGCTTAGCCTACCGACTCGGCCAAGGCAAAGAAATCGGATTACACAACGAACAGCAAAACGCTGCTATCCGCCAACTAGCTCAAAAAGTACAACGAGAGCAGATGTTAAACCCAGAGGAGATCCGTTTAATCAAACAAGCTTTCTCATCCGGAACGTACTGACAATAAAAAACCCCTCCCGAAGGAGGGGTCTCCACCCGAACCTGAAGTTTATCAGGCAGGGACAGTCGAAGTGTAGATGGACGATTCCACCACGCCGGCAGGCTGGAGGACAACATCATCACGCTTCGGAGGAGCGTCAGGCACGATCCAGCACAGTTCGCAGATAGCGAGTGCCTTGTTCTTCCCGGAAAGCTTGCCAGCTTGAGCCCGGGGATCGAAGGTGCCGGAGGCTTGAGCCAGACCAGATGCAACGACACCACCCAGGTTACGGGTAGCGACCAGTCGCCAGGTCGTGTCGGCGCTCAGGCGAGACAGGCTAGCCGAGTTGAAGATGTTAACCGAGTTAACGCTGCCGTTGGCAATACGGCTGTTAGCGCCGGTCACAGACACAGCGAACTGACCGGACACAACAGTGCCGTCGTTGCGAATGCCTTGGCTAACAGCGGGAGTGAGAGACAGCTGAGGAGTGGCGCTGCCGCCGCCCACACCGCTGCTGATCACATCACCGCCGTCGACACGCAGGGAAGCACGGTAAACAAGAGCACCCGAAGGAACAGTAATACCGTCTGCGATGTCGGCACGGACATCTTTGTGATAATCCGGCGAGGGGATAATCACATTAGCGCTGATGAAGGCTTGGTTAGAACCGTTCAGACCAGAGCCGTAAGGCTGAGTGTAATACTCAAGCTGATTAACGGAACCATTGGCCTGATAAGACAGGTCAACGTAACCGATAGCCTGCTGAGCAATCCAACCGGGTTGAATAACCACGCCGACGGGGCCGCCGACAGGTTGATTGGTCAGAGTCTCAGCAGTGTCGTTTGCGCTGATGTTGGGCACAGACTTGGGGTCGTGCCAATAACGCAGAACGTTGGTGTAGTTACCAGGATAGATCTTGGCAACTTGAAGCTGATTAGGATTGATGGTCATCGTTAGTTACCCCCTCAAGCGTTAAAGGAGTACGCGATGGTGGCGAAATCAGCATTCAGAAGTTCGAAACCTGCGTACAGGCTCCAAATCATCATGATGAAGCGGCTGAAGTCGTCATTGTTGTTCAACAGAACTTGAGCGTTATTGCCGCCGATACCGACGCCCACGCTCTGAGGACCGAAGAACATACCAATAGCGCTCTCGTAAGAAGCAGCGGTACCACCGATGGTGGCAGTCTGATTCTGAGAAGGCATGTTGGTGGATTCGAAGAAGCGGACTCCTTCAAACACGAAGCCGGTGGGCATGATGGGCTCACCAGCCACGAAGGTGGCTTGACCAAAGCCCTGACCCATCGCTGTTCTGACGCAGGTGCATCAGGAAGGTAGGATCGCAAACGCAGCGATAGAAACCGTCCTGATAGGTAGGAACGTTACGCTTACGCAGGCTCTTCACCACGCGCAGCAGGTCGTCCTTAACGTCGAACTTAGCTTGTTCGGCGTTACTGTAGGTCAAAGAACCAACAGCGAGATCACCAGGGTAGTAGTAACCACCTTGGGTGTCAGAAGCCTGACCCTTAGAAACAGCTTTCAGGAGTTCGTTGATGAACACCCGGTCGCGCCAACGACGGTAGTCGTCGAGCAGAGTCAGCGAACCGATCGACTGGTGGAAAGCGGTCAGGTTGCCGGTATCCAGCAGCAGACGCTGAGCGGTGATCAGGGTCTCACGAGCAATCTTGAAGGTGCTCGGTTGAGTGGGATCACTCGGGTCAGCAGGACCGGTGTACTCGCGAAGAGTCACGAGCACTTTGTCCTTCACGATGTTGCGGCTGTTAGCAGTACCGATGGTCTGCTCTGCAGTACGCTCACGTGACTCTTTGCTTCCCGGATTGCCCCAGAACCTGTAGCGGTCTAACTGCACAGTCTGGCCTGGCTGCTTGCTGAAGTCGTGAACGACCACAGGCTCTGCTGCCATCTCTACAACGTACGCGGGGTGCGGACGATAGAGCTCGGCGCCGAGAAGCTTCGGGAAATCATTATCGACAAACACTGTCGATATCTCCAGAAACTACAAAACAAGTTTAACCATAAATAGCGGTTAAACTACGAGAAAATGTCGCATTTTTAGCGTTAGATCGATTTTTGATTGCTGCTGTTGACAGAAGGACTGAACGTACGTACCAAATTACGTACACCCTCGGAACCTTGCAGGTAAATAGAGCCGTAATTAGATACATAACGAGCTGCACCGCCCCTGTAGATATACCTCAAAGCAGCCGACATCAAACCAGGCGCAGTAGAACGAACTGTCTCTGTATAAGTCTTACAATAAACAGGAGGATTGTAGACCCACTCAGCTCGATTAGCCGTACCTTGAGAACCGAGGCTGTTTGTTAGAAGACCGCCCTCATAACGACCGTGGGTGACTCCACCGCCGGTCTTACCCTGCGCAGCAGTATTCCCTTCCGGAGTGTTGTAAGGAGTGTAATCTTGGTTATCCGGAGCTGAACCTCCGAAATACGTGTACTTGCCAGCGTCTCTGATCCCAAATTCGGGACCAAGAGACGTCTGAACTTTGGCGTTAGCAATCGTAGTAACGCTTAACGCTCTGTAACCGTTATAAACACTCAGAACT